ATGATTGTCGCAGCCCCCCGACATGGCGACTTGTCCGATTTCCTGACGTTGACCGATGGTCTGTCAGTCGCCCGTGTCGCCGATATCCTTCGCTGCTGCACCCGCACCGTCCGTAATTACGCCGCCGGCCGGTCTCCAATCCCGTGGCATCGCATCGAGCTGCTGCGCCTGCTGAAACGCGAATCTACCGCTGCAGCTCCGCGCGCCGAAAGCCCGTCCAACAATTCCGATGTTGGAGTGACGGCGAACATCGAACCCGATCCCGCCGCGCCCGATGTGCCACCCGCCGAAATGCTGGCGTGGGTCGGCGTCCACGCGCCGCACTATCTTTCGAGTCAACGCAGCTTCGCCCTCTATGTGCGCGGCTGGAATGTCGTCGACAAAATCCGCCGAGCGAAAGCCGAAGGCACGTTCGCCGGCGTCCTGGCGCGCTGGCGTGTGCTCGCGGCGGAACTGCCAAAGACGTGGCGCTCTGGCCGCATCTGGAATGACATAGGCCCACCCGCGTACAACACGGCGTAGACGCGGTGGATGCGCAAAAGGGCCGCTATATGGCAGCCCTTTTGCGGGAGTCTTGAAGCCCAGGTTGTTTAGGCATGCGTCGTCAAGCTTATGCGTGATGTGTTCTCAGCCATTCACGCAGCGCATTGTTCATGCGAGTCTGCCAGCCCTCGCCTCCCGCCTTGAAGCGTTCGACAATATCGGCGTCGTACCGCACCGTGACCGCGACTTTGGGATTCGCGAGTTTCGGCCGTCCGCCGCGCCGCTTCATCTGTGCAAACTGTTCGTCGGTTGGCTCGAACGTGTCAGGGTCCGCAGCGATACCGCGAGCAATTGCGGCTTCCTCTTCGGGCGTGTTACGGATCAATTTGCGTGGCTTGTTCATAGCGGTCAATCTCCCGGTTGTTGGCCTTGCGCAGACTGATAACCCGAAAGGCCTCTCCGCGCTGGGTGAAAACGACGCAATACAGACGGTCAGCAATCACCGCATAACCAATTTCGCGCAACTCGCCGTAATCCTTGCGATCGTCGGGCGCGCACCATACAGCCGACCAGTCGATAGCTTCTGCCAGGGCCAGCGAAACACCGTGCTTGTACTGGTTCGAGTCGCTTTTGGCTGGGTCGTAGGTCGTTTCCATGTGGTTATTGTAGGTACAAAAACATAGAACATCAACAAGTTTTTGTAACTACAATTATTTGTCACCTTTGCGGAAATGGGAGCGGTGGCGGTCTGTCGTTGGGTCATCGCGCACCTCCAGCTCTAGCGCGGTCGTGAATCCGCCTTCGCCGATCGTGTGCGTCGCCTTCTTCACGAGCCAGGGCGTTTCGTCGATTTCAGCCTTGAAGCCGGAAACGGTCACGGGCAGCTCAGGAAAAATCTCGGCCTGCCCGAGCGCGAGCGTGTAGTCGAGCGTTGCCTGACTGCGCTGCGTGCGCGCAAACTCCGCTTCGGCGGCCGCGCGCGCTTCGGCTTCGGTCGCATAGTCTTCGGGCAATACCTTGACGTTGTGATTGTTCTCGCCGCCGACTATGACCGACTTGCGCTTTCCCTGCCCGTTTGAATGGTAGTGCGCACGCACGGCCGCATAGCTCTCGCGCTGCGATATGTGATAGCGGTGCTGGTCGCCGCTCTTGCGCGTGATGTTGAGCACGCTGAGCGCCCTTCCGCTCGCGGTCTTGCCGGTGCCGATCGGCATGAACAGCAGACGCAAATCCTTGACGTTCATCACGGCGTCGTAACGCTTCGCGACGCGCGTGAGGAAAGACATATCGCTCTCGTGCGTCTGGTCGATATGCGCGATCACGATTTTCGCGAGCGCTTCGGCAATGGCCGGTTTGAGCGAGTGGCGGCCGGCGATCGCGCTCACGATCGCGCCGAGCGTCTGCGCGTGCCAGCTCTGTTCCCGCCGCTCGTGCATCGCCTCTGTCATCGAGGCCGAGCGCGCGCGGATCGTGATGATATCGGGGGCGCCGCTGTGCTCAACTTCGTCGACGGTGAACGTGCCTTTGTCGACAAGCGTCTCGCCGACCCATCCGATCGCAACCTTGATCGCGGCGCCGCGCTTCGGAATCGCGAACGAGCCTTTCGAGTCGTCTAGCACGAGGTCGAGTGTGTCGGCTTCTTCGGCGCGTGATTCGGAAAGCGACAGGCTGATAAGGTTCGGCGCGATCAGGCGCGAGAGGTCGCGCCCGTCGAGCGTGATGCGGTAATCGGCCTGCGGCTCTTTGCGCAATACGACTTCGGCGGCCTTGTCCGTCATGCGCCCCCCGTCTTTTCGAGAACATACGCAACGACCGTGTTGACGGCTTCGCCGGTGTCAGCACTGATTGTTTTCGCCGCCTTCAGGGCTCTATCAAGCGAGATGCCGCTCGCGGTCGAGAGCCCCTTGAGGGCCGCTTCTGCAGCGTCAGGCGCGACAGTGACGGCTGCAGTGATCGCCGCGGATTTCATGCTGCTGAGCGACAGGTTTTTCACGTTGTCGACGACCTGCGCGCCGACCCTGGCGACGGCGCCCGCCTGCGTGAGCAGCTGCTTTGCCTCGCTCTTTGTCTTGTCGCTGTCGGCAGTAACGGCGAGTGTTTCGTCGGCGACGCGCTTGAGCGTGAGCGTGAATTCGATTTTCTTTGGCGCCCCTTCGGCCGTGTGGAACGTCTGCGTCTCGTTCAGGCTGTCGATGATATAGGCGCCGTACACATTGCCGGCGCCGTCGACGAGCACGTAAGCGTCGCCGGCGTCGGCCATCGTCGCGAGCTGCTTGATAGATGCGATCGAGCCGAACGACTCGGCCGGAACGACGGTTCCGTTGAGCGTGATCGTGTCGTCGCCGGCGCCGGTGTACTGGCTCGCATCACGCACGCCAACGCGCGAGCTGGTGCGGTGCTTCCAGTTGCGTTGACGCTGCAGCTCCTTGTAAGGCGCAGTCGACAGGCTGAACACGAATTGATCGAGCGCCATCATCATTTTGGGTTTCCTCCTGGCTTATCGATTACCCGCGATCGGAAAGGCTCGAACCGATGCGCGAACGCTTCGCGCTCTCGCGGCGGTCCAGTTCGGCCGCAACGGCGCGCGCAATCGCCTGCGCATCGGCGCCGGCCTGCGGGTAAATGTTGATGACAATTGGCGCCGGCGCGCTCACGGCAGCAGCGGCCGCCGGCTGGCTCGCGAGCGGCGCCCGATTGTCGATCGGCACGGTCGGCCGCACGAACGGCGCGGCGGCGGTAATGCCTGGCACGCCGAACGTCGTTGCCGCAACGGTCGCGAGGCCTGCGGCGGCCCTGGCGATGCGCCCTTGGCCGCCCTCCATGCCGATCGCAGCGCCCTCGCTCATGAATCCGCCGAGTTCGGCGAATACCCGGCTGGGGCTGTGAATGCCGAGCTTTTCCTTGAACCATCCGACCGTCGAGCTGGCGACGTTCACGATCGCATCCTTGACCGTGCCGAGGCCGCCCGTGAGGCCATTGACGAGGCCGCTGACAATGTTCGAACCGAACCCCGCGAATTGCGCCGGCAGGGTGGAAAACCACGTCATCGCGCCCGCGAACGTCGCGCGCACGCCGTCCCACAGGCCGCCAAAGAACGTCTTGACTGGTTCCCAGTACTGGTAAATCAGGTACGCGCCAAGCGCGATCGCGGTGATCGCGAGGCCGATCGGGTTCATCAGCATCATGCGGCCCACAAACATGATCTCCGAGCCAAGCATACGGAATGCGCCGGCCCCCATGCCGATTACGCGCGCCAGAATGCCGCCCTGCATGCCGAGCGTCGACATGCTGAACTTGAGCACGGCCATCGGGCCGAGCACGCCCGCGAGCGCGATCGTCAGCGTGCCGCAAACAACGAGGATCGCGGCGAGCGCGGCGAGAACGGTGAGGATCACTTTCGCGGCCGTGCCGTATTCCTTCATGAACCCGACAACCTTCTGCGTAGCGCTCGCCGTCAGTTCGAGGCCTGCGTTGTACATCGGCGTGATTTTCTCGCCCATTTCCGTTTTCAGGTCCCTGAGCTGTCGGTACGCTTCCAGCTCGCGGCCCTGCGATAGCTGCGCGCCCTTCCCGGCCGCTCCATCAATGCCATCGGCGCCGGCGTTCAGGTGCTCATTCTTGTGAATCTGCTCGCGCTGCATGTACATCGTCGTGAACAGGTTCGCGGCCGTGCGATTCGTGAAAATCGTCGCGATCATGTCCTTGACCTTGTCGGGGTCGGTGATGCCCTTCGCTGCGAGCTTCGGCAATAGAACCTTTTCCATCCATTCGAGCGGCGAGGCCTTCAGCACGTCGCCGCCGGCGAGCGCGCCGGGTTTGATCTGCTTGATCATGCCGATCTTGTTGTATTCGACCATCTTCGGGTCGAGCAGTCCGAGGCCTTGCATGACCTTCGCCGCCTTCACGGTCGTTTTGCCCTGGTAGATGTTGCTGTACGCCGACATCAGGCCCGTGCCGACAGCATGGCCGCCCATTTCCTGAATGAGCGGTTCCATCTGGTAATAGAACGCGTCCTTGCGCATCTGTTTCGCAGCAACGCCGCCGGTCTGGATGAAGTTGCGCCACTCGTCGCCGCCCACGCGGCCGCCGGTCGCCGTGAGGACCTTCTGCACCATGTTCGCTTCGTCCCTGAACGTCGCTTCGTTTTTCGTGCCGCCGCGCAGCTCGATCACCTTCAGCATGTTCATGAACTTTTCTTCGTTCGCGTGCGCGTCCTCGCTTCCATACAGGGAATCATTGGCGAACTTCATTTTCGCGAGCGTCGGCATCACCATTTGCGCGTGATGCTCGTCGGCGAAAATGCTCAGCGCGTCGCGCATCATCACCATGTTGTCGTTTCGCGATACGCCGTACTGGTTCATCGATTTGACGTAACGCACGGCGTCATTCGATGCGCGATCGCCGAGGCCGAGCGCACGCACGCGCATTTCCTCGCGCTGGAATTCCTTCGCTTCGTTCAGCGATTCGCGCAGGTCGCCGAGTACGTGCGTGCCGGTCGAGCGGGCCGCGTAGCCGCCTACGGCCATGCCGGCCGCAGCGCCCTGCATTTTCTCCATGTTCCGGCGAGCAGACGCCACACGCTTTTCGCGATCGCCGATCGCTTCGAGCTTGCGCATCTGGTCGTTCATCGTCGCGGTGGTCGACGCGATGCTGCTGCGCAGGTCGCGCTCGTGCCGGGACAGGTTGCCCGTATTCACGCCGGCGGCCGCGAGCTGGTTGCGCAGCTCGCGCACGCGGGCCGATTGCCGCTCGTGTTCTGTTCCAAGGCTCGCGGCCGTCCGCCTGGCCTTCTCGAATTCCGCGGACATCTGGCGCGAGGGATTGGCGGTTGCCTTCAGCGTGGCGGCCAGCTCGCTCACGCGACCGCGCGCGGTGTCGAGCTGGGAAGCGGTCGACGCGAGCCCCTTGCGCACCTCGCGAAACTCGCCGATGGTCTTTTGCGTCTTGCCCATTTCGGCCAGCTCGCGCCGCGTTTCCTTGAGCGAGCCGGCAAGCCCCTTGTTACCGGCGAGGATGTTTTTCAGGGGCTTCGTCATGTTGTCGACCATATCGAACATGACGCGAAGTTTCAGGGCGTTATCCATCGTTTCCGTTTCCGCTTCTCACGCGCGCACGCTCGCGCCATTCCATCAGTTCAGCAAGGCCGAACCCGTCCATTACGACAGGCGTCCATCCTGTGAAAATGGTCGCGATATCGGCCATCGCGTCTTCTACATGCTCAGGGATTCCATGCGCGCTTTCGCGGCCTTCGGCATCAAAAAACCGGCAAAGATACCTCCCAGTTGCACGAGGTCGGCCGGGTCGATGTTGGCGACATCGAACTCGGTGAGGGTCGGCGTCGAGATACGCGGGAGCACTTTCGAAAGCGCCGTAACGTCGAGGTTCACGAGGTCGGAAAGCGACACGCCGCGCAGCTCGCCCGATCGCGGCTTGCGCAGCGTTACGCGGTCGATCACCTGCTTGCCCTCCCCGCGCACGAGCGGGGTGTCGAGAATGTGCGTGTTCGGATCGGCGGACGCCGGCGGGTTGGATTCGTTTTCCGGGGCGCTGTTGGCGTGGTCTGCTCGTTGCATGGTCTGGGTCCAGGGAATGAGGTTGGAGAGGCTTGGCGGCCCGTTTCCGGGTCGCCGTGGCATTACAGGCCGATCGCGGTGCGAAGTGCCTGCAGCAGATCGGTGCCGTTGATGTTCTCGATCATGTTCACGAAGTCGAGTTCGATGATCGTTTCGCCGTTCACGGTGAGCTTGTAGTAACTCGCGGCGGTCGTGATCTTGACGGCGGTGTCTTCCTTCGCCTTCGCGTTGCCGAGGTCAATTTCCGAGTGACGGCCGCGCACGACGACTTCGATCGCGTCGTACTTGTCGGAGTCCTCCGCCTGATAGCCGCCGGCGAAACGCAGCAGTACGGCGTCGTGCTTCAACGCTGCGTACTGCGTGAGGACCGACTTCACGAGGCCGCCGCACGTCCATTCCATCTGGATCGCTTCCTGGCCAAAGTCGACTTTGACCGGGCCGCTCATGCCGCCGGCCTGATAGTCCTCCATCTTGCGAGTCAGCTTCGGCAGCGTGATTTCGGGAACCTTGCCGGCGAAGTTCTCGCCGTTGTGAAAGAGGTTGAACCCCTTCAGTTTGCTAGGCAGGGCCATTGCGTTTTGCTCCTGTGTTGTGCCGGCTTACGCGGTAACGCGCGAGGCGAAATCGGCGAGGTACTGGTCGGTGATGCGCTGGCGCAGCAGCAGGTTTTCGAGCGGCGGCACGGGCGTATAGTCGTAGTCGATGTACGCCTTGCCCGACTTGAGCACGTCGGTCGTGTTCGGCTCGGCATCCCACCACGACGACCCGCCGATGAGATAGCCCTGCGAGGTCCATTCGCGCATCTTTGCGTTGATGCTCTCAATGATGTCGCGGGGCAGCGAGGGATTGAGCGGGCCGTCGACAACGGGCATCTGCGCTTCGGCGATCGAATCGGCGATGACCTGCGCGGTGCGCGTGTAGTTCTCGAACATGAAAAGCGGATCGTCGGAATAGGTGCGCGATCCCCAGAAACGGTAACCATTGCGGTTGATGAGGGTCGTCACGTCCTGCTCGTTCAGGTAGCCCGCATCCGTCGACGGGTCCTGCAGATCCCATGACACGTCGGCGCTGATACCCGTCACGCCATTGACGGCGACGTTCGAGAGCGTCTTGTGCCAGCCCGTGTCGTTGTCGATCTTTGCGCGCAGGCCCATCGCATACGCGACGGCCGGCACCTCGGCCGTTGCGCTCGTTGTCTCGTCCCATGCGAGGAAATTCGGCCAGATCACCATGACTTCGCGCTGGCTGAACTGCTTGCGGTAGGTCGTGACTTCCTCCTTGGTCTTGCAGCCGTTTGCGAAGGCATAGACAAAGCCGCGAAGCGTCTGCGCGATCGAGGCAAGCTCGGCCGTCACGGGTTGCGTGTCGAGGAACGGAGCGCCGAGGATCCGCGGTTTGACGCCGAGCTTCGCCTGCGCCGTGAGAAGCGCCTTGATGCCGGTGTATTTGCCATCGGCCGTGACGGTGCCGATCACGTTGGTCGTCGTTTCGGCGTCGTCCTTGCCTTCGGCCACGCGCACGACAACGGTGACCGGCTTGGTCTGCAGGCCGATCGCGTTCAGCGCCCTGTAAAGCGTGCCCCTGGTGCCGGCCTTGCCGAGCGCCGCAACGACGTTCGTGAGCAGCACGGGCGTGTTGAGCGGGAACGTCGCTTCGTCGGCATCTTCGGCGGTCGCGACGAGGCCGAGCACGGCCGTCGACACGGTACGGATAGGCCGCGTGCCTTCGTTGATTTCCAGCACGCGTACGCCGTGGTGATAGTCCTGCGGCATGTTCAGGTTCTCCGGTGAGAGTGAGAGAGGAAAGCGGCCGTTACAGGGCCGTGACGAAATCCGGCACGGCCGGCAGGTCGACACTCGGCCATTCGGCCAGGTCGGGCAGATCGCGCAGGGTCTTGCGGTACGCGAGCAGCGATGCGTACTGGTCGGCCGTGAGCGTGGTGGCGCCGCCGAGCGCCAGCTCGTCCTGGTGGCGCGCAACGATCCAGTCGGTCGCCATGATCGCCGCATTGCGTTCGGTGCGCTTCAGTTCGGCGATTGCGTCGTCAGTGGGCGGCGGCGGGTCGAGCAGCACAGGATTACCGTCCGCGTCGATGCTCGGCTTTTTGCCGGTGCTCTGTCCTTCGAGCATCGCGCTGTACTGCGCAGCTGTGAGCTTCACATACTGCGCATCTTTCGGCGGCGAGCAGATAGCGTCGTCGTAGTAGCCAGTGATTGTCCTGGTGGCAACGTCATAGGATGCGTATTTTTGGCCCATGTTTAATATCCGAGTACGAGAAGCATTGCGCCGGGAATTGCGACTGTGTAGGTATTACCCACCGATACGGCTGTTTTTGAGGGATTCGTTGGGTTCACGCGATACGTGGCAGTAAATCCGCCGTCCAGGGAGTTTGCAAACGCAACAAAGCCCAAGGTCGGGAACGCGATCGGGAGCGTGACCTGCACACTCCCCTGCGGCCCGATTGAGCCGAGCGTGACCCACTGGATAATCAAGCCGCCTAGCCATGTTGGAAATGCGATATACCCGCTCGTCCCGAGCGAGATCGCGAAGCCGGCGCGCAGCTTCTTCGGCGTGACGATCGTCGCGTCGTCGGTGCCGGTGTTGGTCTATGCCTGCGTGGCAACCTTCGCAGTGCCCTGCGTGGCTTCACCAGCCTGTTCGCCCTTGAACCATGCCGAGGTGATAAGCGACGAGCTGCTGTCGCCAGCGGGCGGCGCTTTGCCGGTCACGATGCCGCTCGCGGCGGCCGAGAGAAGCCGCCCGAGCGCGGCAAGATTGGATGCGAGAGACATTGTTTTCAGACTCCAATCGAAAACCAGCGTATGTTTTGCGTAGTGGTATAGCTGTTAAACAGATATATCGACGAAAGATTGTTCGTGTTCGCCCCGCATGCAACGCCACCGCCAACGCTCCCGTTGAAGCAACAGAAAGCGGCCAGGGTCGCCGTGGTGTAAGAAACGTTCAGCGTCACTGCGTACGCGATCCCATTCGCGGCTACAGAAGACGAAATGCCCCACTGGAAGATGAACCCTCCAAGCCACGAGGGAAATGCGATGTAGCCGTTATTCGACAGGCTGATTGCAAACCCCGCGCGCATCTTCTTGGGCGTGACGATCGTTGCGTCGTCGGTGCCGGCGTTGGTCTGTGCCTGTGTCGCAACCTTCGCGGTGCCGATGTTCGCCTCGCTCGCCGCTTCGCTCTTGAACCACGCCGAGTTAGTAACGTTCTGGCTGTTGTCGCCGGCCGCCGGCGCCGGGACAGTCGAGCCGGCATATAGCGCGAGCGGACCGCCCATCACATCGCCCGACTTCTTCACAGCGTCCACAACGCTGAACGTCGAGAACAGGTAAGCCGTGAACTGCTCGTCGGCGGTCGCGGCGTTGGTGAGCTTGATCGTGACGCCGTCAGTCGCGAGGAAGTCGGGAAACGCCGCGGTGCCGGGTTGCTGCAGCGCGCCGTTGCGTTCGAGCATCACGGCGCCGGGGGTGTAGCCGCCGACAATGTTGATCGTATTGCCGGTGATGCCCGTGATCGGCACGGGCCGAAAGCCCGCCTGGCCGCCCGCGCTCGCGAACTTCATCGCTGCGCCGTCACTGCAGACGATCACGGGCGAGCCGGCGGGCAGCACAACGCCCGTGCCGCCCGCGACTTTCGCCGTGATGTTGAAATTGCCGTCAGCGCTGTTTTCGATGATCCACTGACCCGATTGCGCCGGGAATACGAGGTCTTTCGAGGCCTTGAGCGTGCCCGAGAGCGAGAGCATTGCAACGCCATACTGCGCGGCCGTGAGCGTGATCGTCGTGTCGTCAACGCCCATATCGACAACCTGCCGGCCGTCCGTCGCGGCGAACACGGCCGCCATGTTTGCGGCCCGGCTCGATTTGTCGCCGACAGGTGGCGTCACAATGCGCGCCGTCCCGCCCGAGATGGATTGAATCACCCATGCGCCGCCGTTCGCCTTGTTGATCTGCGTATTGAGGCGAGCGCGCACGCCCGCGCCAGCCGGCAGATCGCCCGCGCCGAGGTCCGCGTGATCGGCGCCGAGCAGGGGCAGCTTCGGAATCGTGCTACCCGCTGCGCTCGTCGGCGTGAACGTGCAGGCGTTGTCGTTCATCACGGCAACACGAAAGCACGCCTCCATGCCGTCGACGAGTTCGGTGATGGTCGGCGACAGGTTTGCGACGATGTTGTTTTTTGTGCCCGTGTCGGGCGTGTAGGTCGTGCGGCCGAACTGCAGCATGCGGCGCAGCCAGCTCGTGCGGTTCGCGAGCTGCTTCGTCGGCACGTTGTCGATGCCGTCAGGGCCGCCCTGCACCGGGTCCGATGTCTCGAACTGGTAAATCCCGTCAGCCCAATCGCCGGTTTCGGGTAGATAACTCATGCTTCGATGCTCCCTCTCGTGTATTGACCGTCATAGCGGCCCGTGGCGTTTCGGCGCAGTGGTGCGGCGGTGTAGTCGAGCAGGTACAGCTCGGAGCGCTTCGGCGCATACCGTTCGAGCACGGCTTTCAGGCTGTCGGCCTGGTCGCGCGTGATCGGCCGATGCAGGCGAACGATGTACTGCGCCCACTCGCCCCGCTCATTGCCGTGAACCCATTCGCCGCTATAGCGCGCAGTGCCGTCGCGCCGGCGCACGTTGCGCCCTTCGATCAGGTCAATCTCGCCAAAGCCCAGGCGCCGGATGACCTCGCGCACGGCCCACGGCGTGCCGCGTTTCTGGTGCAGCTGGATCGCCCCCTTGATGAGCGCGCGGCGCGCTTCGTCCGATTCAGCGAGTTCCCATCCGTCGACAGAGACTTCGGCGGCGAGATAAGGCAGCAGCGCGACCGGACAGGTGTCCGGGTTCCAGTACTCGCGCGCCATCGTCGGCACGTCGTCGACCACGGCGAGCGCAGTCGCGGTGCGACGTTCGAGCGGTGTGGCGTTCGGTGGCAGCAGGTCAGGCATAGATGCCGCCGTATTCGATGACGATTTCGAGGCAGTACGAGGCCTGCGTCGCGCCGATCGCGATGTCGCCGGCGGGCTCGATCAGCTCGGTTTTAGTGAGGCCGGCCGCCTGACATACGCCCTTGATGCCGGATTCGGCCACGCCTACGCCGAGGCGGCGCACCTTGTCGGCATAGGCCTGCGCGTTGAGCTTCGCCTGCTCGATCAGCACGTCGGCGCCCACGGCCGATCGCGTGTAACCCTTCGCATGGATTCGATACGTGATGATTTCGGCCGAGCGCGCATATACGGTGTCATTCATCGGCCGTTGATCCTCCTCGCTCAGTGCTGTCGTGACCGCTGCGCAGAGTTCGTCGTCGACCGATCCATCGCCCTCGCGGGAAAGCAGCGTCACGAGCACGTCGCCCGGTTGCGGGCGGGTCGCGGTCGCATCGAGCAGGCGCCCGTCGACGGCGAGCGCCCTGGATTCGTAGGCGGCCGCCGGCCCCGCTACGCTGAAACCCTGCGGCGCGAGCTGCACGCGCAAACGCAGGTCGTCGTCGTCTTCGTCGACTTCGGCGATGTTGTTGGCGGCGTCGGCCGGCGTGACGATCAGGCGCTGAAGGCCGAACAGGGCCGCGCGCTGCGTGAGGTCGTTTCCCCTGGCGAATGCGAGCATCACGGCGCGCACGGCATCGTTGACGCGCTGGCGCCATACAAGCTCGCGGTAACTGTTTTCCTGCAGCAGACGCGCGAGCGGTTCGGATTCGAGTTCGACGGTCTCTGCAATCTCGGCCTGCTCGTCTTCGGGCCAGAGCGACACGAGCGAGGCCTTGCGCTCGGCGTAGATCGTTTCGAAATCGAGGATTTCGAGCACATCGGGAACCGGCAGGCTTGCGAGGTCAATGAGGTTGGCGGTCGTCATGCTGCGGTCCCGTTCGTGAGGTTGACACGCGTGCGAACGGCGTCGCCCGATACGGTCGTATAGCCTTCGAGGTCGATCACCTGGTCGCCAGCGTCGTCAATGCTCAGCTGTACGCGCTGCAGCGTTACGCGCGGCTCCCACGTCATCAGCGCAGTTGCAACGGCCGCATACAGGCGCGTGCGCGTGGCGCCGTTGAACGGAGCATCAACGAGGTCGGGCGTCTCGGAGCCGAAAGTGCGGCGCTTCACGCACGACACGAGCGGCGTCGTGAGAATCTTCGCGATCGACTGGTACAGGTGCGAGAGGTCGACAATCGCGCGGCCGGTGGTAGCGTTCATGCCTTTCATTGCGGTTCGCTCACGAGTTCGCCGTCGCCCTGCTCGCGGTGCTTGTGGTGCATCGAGCTAATGCCGCCTACCTTCACGTCATCTTCGAACTCTGCGCCACCGGCGATCTTCATCACGGCTTTACCTTCGCCGCCCTTGCCCGTCATGCCGTTCTCGAATGCAAACGGGCCTTTGACAGTGAGCGATTTCGTCACGGTTGCATCGCCGTCGAGCGTGATCGTGTCGGCCTGTACGGTGGCCTGCTTCGTCTGCACGTTCACGGCGCCCGGTGCGACGATCAGCACGGTCGCGCCTTCGGGCAGCGTCGCCGTGAGGGCGTGCGCTGCGTGGTCGTATTCGAGCTGGGCGCCGTCCGGGTAGACGCGCAGATGCTTGTCGGGGCTGCTGCTTGGCGCCGGTGCTGCGTCGGAATTGATGCCCGCAACGGCGATACCCTGTGCCGGATCGCCCATCGGGCACAGCAGAATGACCTGCTCGCCCTTCGTGAGCGGGTTCCATTCGCGGGTTCCGCCGGCACGAGTCGTCGCGAACGGAATCCAGTTCGTCACAAGGCCGGGATTGTCCGAGTCGTCGGGGTCGCCCACGGAAACCCGGCACGTTGGCGGGTTGCTCGTGAGATCAACGTCGAACACGGAACCCTTGCGAATCAGGTTGACGATGAGGCGGCGGAATTCGTTGGCGTCCATACCGCTCATGTTGCCGGCCGCGCGCGCGGGGGGCGAGCGCCGCTAGACGTTTTCAGGCTGGATACAAATATAAGACGGCGTGTGATTCGCAAACCTTGCTTTTCATCGATTTCTTCATACTGGAATTCCTCGAATTGCCACCGATACCATGACTGTGGATGCTGATGCGCAGTAGAGAATTTTTCTTTGAGTAGTTACTGAATTAATCATTTTTATTTCCATTCATCGCTCATCGTCTAATGTTTTAAAACCTTCTGATTTGGTCCGGCAGTCACGTTCTTTTTAATGTGTCCAAGCGCACATCGGAACGCAATAAAAATATGAAGTTTTCGCTGATTCTCCTACTATGACATTGAATGTGAGAGGTTTACAGGCGACATGAGCTCATCTGACATCAAGAAAGACGACAAGCCACTTGAAGGATTCCTTAAACAGGCTGCTCAATATAAGGAATTTATTGCGATCATCGCTGGCTTGGTTGTTACGGCATTTTTTGTTCGAGATTATTTTGCCACAAAAGAGGAAGTCAGAGTTCTTCAATGCCAAGCGGAAAATGGCATAGCATTGGTAGAAAATAAAGTTAATGCCGAAGATTCGAAGACAAAAATTCTCGCAATTCAAAGACAGATAAACGATGCGATTCAACGGGGAAGAAACCAAAAGGGTGTGGCTGCTCAGGCTGCCTCAGAGACGATTATGACCCTCAATCTTGACCTTGATCAGCTTAAGACGGATCTTGCAAGCGCAAATGCTGCGCAAGCGACGGCGATATCAAATCTTACGCCTGGCGTGTGCGACGGGAAGGCGACATCAAAGTGAAATGCCTATTTCTCCTCCTAATTCTCTTCTTGGCTAACACGTGTATTGCCGAAGAGATACAACTCGGCGTCATTTCGAACCGAAACTGTAGCAGACTATCCTATGATCAAGGTCAGCAGATAGTGAATAACCAAAATTACGAGCTAAATCAGCAGGCTCAGAAAATACAGAAAAGTACGATGATCCAAAGCGATCTGGCAAATCAGCAAAATCAGCAAAATCAGATGCAGCCGTTGTTGCCATCCAGAATCTACGACAATTCATCTGCGATACTTAGCGTTCAATTGGAATCAACAGCGGAAGATGCTCGGAGCAAGAGTATATTGAAAAATTGTGCGCTGCGTGCAAGCGACAAAATGGGATTGCGTCAATTTGATTTTGATCCTATTGAGGCGTCACCAGTATTTCAGCAAACATTACAAGACTGCGTCGACGCATTAGATCCCAGTATCCGAATTTTCTCCGCCATATTGAAGAGCAAGGGTCCCTGCACAAGGTAATTTCGGCATTGTGAAAGCCAGTTGATTCGCAGCGCGCATCGATCCCCAATGAAATGCGGTCCTCGCGCATCACGACTTATTCATGACATGCGAAAGCAGTCTGTCGCGTACCAGCTCGCGCTCAGCATCGGTGAAGCCGAGCAACACTCGCGCCGGATATCGCGCGTTGGGGCCGCCGGGTGTAACGGGCGCCAATTCGCCGAACTGGTGAATGCGCGCGATACGCGCAACGCGGCCGGCGAATCCGAGCGCGAGGCCTGCAGGTGTCGCTTCGAGCTGCATGTAGCGGGCCGTGCGCAGCTTCGCAAACATCGCAGCGCGTTTGATGCGCCCGCGCTTGCCGCGTAGTTTCTTGCCGTCTTTCTTTGCCTTGATCTTTCGCGGCGTGTATGCGGTGCCGTCCGGGTCCTGCTGTGACGCAATGCGGGCCTGCTGGCTGCGTCGCAGCTCGCGCGCAATGTCGAGCATCGCCTTTCGACGGCCCGCCGGCGAGAGCTGCATAAGCAGCGCGCCGGCCCATCTTTCGACGGCCTGCAGCTCGTCGGCGCCGCTCACGCGGGAACCTCCGAGCCATCGCGATCGCTGCGCGCGATCACGTCGAGAGGATCGCCCGCGTACTGCGCGCACCATGAAAGATCATTCGGGTCGAGCTCGGAATCGTCGACGTGCGTGATCGTGCGCGTGCCGTCCTCGCCGACCTTGACGACAACGCTCTCGGTGAGCTGCAGCTTTACAGATACGTCGGCCGTCGCGTTGGCGAGTATGTCGACTTCGTACGTGATGCCGTTCGCATGCTGGTCAGCATTCGTGAACAGGTCCGACTGATACCGCCTCGCCCATTCCACAACTGCGATGAAAAGATCGTCGGAATCGCCTGCAAAATCGAGCAGCATGACATTGCAGGTATAGCGGTATTCAAACGACGGCGAGCGCGCGCCCGTGGCCGCGATACTCCCCTGGTCAATGAACACGGTGAGGTTTTCGGGCGAGGCCTTGAGAGAGGGAATCGCCGCGACAATCGCCGCGCGCAGGCTTGCCGGCTTAATCATGCGCCTCGCTCCCCTGCGCGCCCTTCTGCTGGCAGTTGAACACCATGTCGACGATCGCCGCGCACGAGGCCCATGCGGCGCGCGCGATCGTGAGCGCGTCGTCGAGGTCGCCGTTAGTGCGCGGGGCCATCGCCGGGAGCGTGCAGCGCGGCACGGTCTGGCACTGCTGCACGGAAAACGTCGGCGCCGGTTTGGGCGGGGGTGTTGTGCAGGCGGGCAATGTCAAAAGGCAAAGGCGTATCAGCCCATGCGCGAATCTCGGCGTTTTCATTCTTCAGTCTCCGGTTTTCCGTCAGGGCCGTCTCGAGCTGGGAAGCGATCGCGGCGCGCGTGCTATCGAGCTGCTTCTGCTGCCTGGCCTTTTCGGCGGCATCGTCCTGCAGGCGCTTGATCGTGTCGTCGCGGTCGGCGATGCCCTGATTCGCGCTCGCGAGCTGCTGCGCGCTCCCGGCGAGTTCGGCGCGCAGCTCGCGCACGTAGAACACGGCGGCCGCCACGGCGAGCAGCGCGACGAGCGCGGCGCCAATCTTTGCGCCGATGCTCATGCGGCCGCCTTTTCGGTGCCGGCGTATTTGTTGTACGCGCGCGTGAGCTTCACGTCGTACAGGTTGCGGGCGAAATCCGGCCCGTTGTAGCCCTTGGCGAACGGGCCGAACTTGCGGGCCTTGAGCGAGGCAAGCAGGCCGCTGTCGGCCGCCACAAAGCGCACGAATGCGTCGAGCTGGTCGCCCTCGCTGTTCTCCATGCGGCTCACGAAGTCGTCGACGCTCGCATAGCCCAGGCGCTCCCAGTTCTCGCCCATCACCTGAAACGCGCCCCAGCTCGCCGACTCGTATGCGGCCGCCGGGTCGATCAGTTCGGCCAACGCGAGCCGGGTGTACTCGGCCGCGCCGCCCTGATAGCCGCCGGGTGTCTGGGAAACGATGTTCGGGTATTTCGCGGCGAGCGGTGCCGGGTCGATGCCGCGCGCCTTCAGGCGGCGCCAGAAAACATGACGCTCGAACAGGATTTTCGGCCGGCCGTCGACGAGATAGCCCGAGCCGGTCGATTCAACTTCGTTCACGGCACGCACGCACGCGAGCGGCACGCCGAGCGTATCGGCGGCCCGTACGAGGTCCGCGTCGGCGAGGTGCTTCGGGTCGCGCTGGCCGGTCGCGAGCGCGGCGTATGTCTTGGGGCCGGCGATGCCGTCGACCACGAGGCCGGTTTTCGCCTGCAGCGCGCTCACGGCGGCTTCTGTGGCGGCATCGTAGACGTGCGACACGGCGAGCGCATAGCCGGCGCGATTCAGGCGCGTTTGCAGGAGGCCAACGTCGGCGCCAAAGTCGCCGAGGCGGTGCGTTTTCATGGGGCATCACTCCGCAAAAGGCGCGCGACATTACCGCGCGCGCAAAAAACGAACAGGGAGAGCAGAACGGCCTTCCCCGCTTCAAAAAACCCGACCTGCTTCGCGTGCAGCGCGAGCTCGATGGACGAGCCGCCGAGCACGACGACGAGCAGCCAGGCGAGCCATGAAACGTGGTGCCGGTGGCGTGCGCCGTTGCGGCGCCAGGTGAGCAGCAGCAGCGCTGCCGCGAGCTGCACCACGAGTGCGATCGTCGCGAGGGTGATGTGCATGTCAGCCCCCTTTCTTCAGGAACGCGAGCAGGTCGACGCTTTTGACGCGCTCGATCAGCTGCAGCGTTACGGTGATCACGAGCGCGGCCGCGAAAAAGGCCGCCACGCCACTGGAGCGGATCGGCGTCGCGTTGACGATTTCCGGCGCGGCGAGGTAGCCCATCACGAGCGAGATGAGCAGGTACGCGGCGCGCTTGAGGATGCCGATGTCTTTCGACGTGACGACGACGAGCGCGGCGCCCGTGAATGCGCCGATCAGCGCGTTTCCGTCGATACCTGGAGCCAAGCCTGCGAGCCCGATCGCGGCCGAGATGGCTGCGGCGGTGGTGGTGTTCGGTTCGGCCATGCGTTCGGCTCCTTGCGTCAGTCAAACAGTTGCAACAGGGGTTTCGTGGTTTGGACGGTCGTCAGATCGGGCAGATCAACGAGCGTGCCGAGCGGCAGCACGACGCCTAGATCGGCGAGGCCTTCATTCGCCTCCAGAACCGCTTCGACTGTGCCATCGGTGCGGCCGTAGTAACGCCAGCAGATCGCGTCGACGGTATCGCCCTGCAGTGCGGTGACTTTCATCAGATCAGCTCGATCGTGGTGCGCCGGATGCCGCGAATATCGGCGAGCGCATTGCGGACATTGCGCCGCGCCTCGCATATCGTCGCTTCGAGTTCTTCGGCTTTCTGTCCGCCCGTTCTGGTCGTGTCGAGGCCGCGGTATTGCTCGGTCAGGTCTGCGCGCACGAGGTTGTAAATCGCGCGGCGATACCGGATAACGTGTGTGCTTTGGCCGCCGAGCTTCGGCGCCGGAACGTCGTCGAGGTCTGCATACCCGGCCGCGAGCTGCGAGGCCTGCCACGATCCCAGCTCGGCGTTACAGCTCGCCATCGCATCGAGCGCGGCCGAGCGCAGGCGCGTATCGGTCACGGTGCCGTCGAGGCGCGATTCTTCGCGCAGCTCGGCGAGTTCGATGTCGGGAAACCAGCCGTCATTGGTGAGCGTCGTTGACGGGGCGAGCGGCGTGCTGCTGGCCGTGGGTTCGGTGGCGATAAAGCTGCTCATGACAGGGCCTTGAATAGGTGGCGGTGGACCGGCGTTCGAATCCCGTTGCCGTCAGGTGTAGGGAGTGAACGCCGGTGCCGCCATTGCCGGGGGGGCTCTTTACGTGCGGGCGGCCTTGCGGCGGCCGTCCGCATCGCTCAACAGTTTTTCCAGTCGAGCAATGTTCTGTTTCACGCCGGCGCGCGCGTTGAGCTGCAGCGCCGTCTGGAGGTTCTGGCGGGCCTGCTCGGCACGCGCCCAATCGCGCGCGTCGTCGAGCTGGTCGTCGCCGATCAGCTGCATCGCTGCGAGGCCGAGCGCCTTGTACAGCTTCGAGCGAATCTGGTCGTGCATGTCGGCGGCTTCGGTCAGCTCGCGCACTTCGTTGAGCTGGTCGACGTCGAACGTGCCGCCGTCGGCGATCGCGATGAGCGCAGCGTCGGCGAATTCTTCGGCGATCGCGGCCGGCGCCGCACGCTCGTAATGCGCGGGCAGCGTCAAACCGTGCTGCAGCGCATAGCGGGCGATGTCGAGCGCGCCGGCGTAGTCGCCAGCGTCGACGCGCCAGATCATGACCGTCGTCAGCACGTCATCCTGAGCGCCCCGCCCGCCTTTCAGCGCGCCGCTCACATAGTCGGCGTATTCGGGCAAAACCTCGCGCTTGACTTCGACCTTGCGCGCCACGGATTGCAGCGCTTTCAGGCGTCGTCGATCGGCGGCGAGCTTGGCGAGCATCAGCTCGTAATGGCTCGCGCCGGCGAGGCTTTGACCGGGCGCCGCCGAGGCGGCCGCCTGTTCGGCGCGTACGCGCGCCTGGTGTCGTCGGGCGGGGGTGCTCATGGTCAGGCCGCCGGTTCGATTTCGATGTTTTCCACGATCGCGCCGCAGCCGTAATCCTCCACGACATACGCCTCGTTGCTCGATTCGTAGTTCTCGATCTGGTCGCGCTTCGGGTTGTCGATGATCGAGCGGCGGCGTGCGCCGTTCTGGAAGTAAATCGAGAGGTTGTCCAGGCGCGTGATAAGCATCTTGTCGGCCGGCATGAAAGGCGCGCTCACAGCCTGCTTGCCGCCGATGCGCTTCCCGCTGATAACCATGTCGAGCGCGGCCTGCTCGGTCGCGACGTTCGCGTTGCTCACGATCGGGAAATACTTGTCGTGCAGCAGCGCGCTACCCATCACCACGACGACAGACGGATCGTCGCGATACCACTCGTCGAGCAGCTGCAGGGCGTCGAGCACGAGCGCGTCGAGGTTGGCGTAATCGCCACCCTTGCCCACCTTGACCTTGCCGGAGCCTTCGGCGGCTTCGTGCATCACGCGATCGGTCGCGTTCGTGCGGTACTTCTGCAGCCAGCCGATATTGACGTCCTGCAGCAGCGGGTTCGCCTCGCGGTCAGACGTTGCTGCGCGCGCCTTGCCATTGAAGCCGATGCAGATGCGGTCGAGCGCGGTGCGCTGCACGATCGCGTCGCGAATGCGCGTCTGGAAGTCGGGAAAGTGCGCCCAGGCATCGAGGCGCGAGTACTTGAGCGCTGTGTCGAAATTGGTCTGCGTGCAGACATAGCCGCTTCCGTCGAGAGTCGCCGGGTCAAGCGGCGTGCGATCCTGCTTGCTCGTGTCGGTCGTGCTCGCGATCGGTGAGCCGATGCCGAGGCCGACCTTCTCGCCGCTCTGCTCGTCGACGCCGATCATGTTGATGCGCTGCAGGAATTGGCTCGATTGCTGGATGCGTGTTTCGAGCGTCTGCTGCACGGACGGGTCGACCGTGAATTTCACGTCGGCGCGCGGCACGGCGTTCAGTTGGGCGATCGCCTCCACATAGGCAGTGAACGCGGCGCGGGTCGGGTTACGCATGGGGTATTTCTCCGAAACGTTGAGGAAAAGGCCAGTGGGTGCGTGCGATCAGCAGTCGGTTTTCTGGACGCCGTTCGCGCCGGTTGCCGGCGGCCGTTGCTGTCCGCCCGGTTGCGTCGAAAGCGTGGCGGTCAGTTCGCCGAGCTTCTTCGACGTGTCCGCGTGCGCGGCCTTTTCGGTGTCCAGCTCGGCGCGCAGCTCGTCGAGCTTCGCGGCGTACGTCTGGACTGTTTTCGCCTGTTCCTGCGAGAACGTCGCGAGCAGTTCGACGGCCTGCGTGATGTCCGTAAAGCGTTTGTCGTCGGTGGCGCCCTTCTCTTTCACGAAGCCGAGCATTTCGCCCACGCGATGGAACAGGCCGGCAACGGCGCCCGCCGGCGTTTGCGTCACGGGCTCGAACTCGATCACGGTTTCCTCGGCGGCTGAAAACAGGTTGTCGGGCGCCTGCTTGCGCGCCTTGAGCGGGCTGTTATCGCCCTGGCCGGCGGCGAATGCGAGCATTTCAGTGCCGAGGCTCGCAGGGCTGTCGGTCACAGCGAGGCCGATGAGGTAGGCCTGCTTCGTGTCGGCAAACGAGAAGTTGATCTCGATCGACGTGTACAGCTTCTGGCGCGACTTCTGCAGGTCGAGCAGCGCCTGCGTCGGCGTGATCTGCGCGTACAGCGCGAGCTTGCCCTTGAGGGGGCCGTCGACGACCTGCTCGGACTTGAGCGCGGTCACGTCGCCATACGCGCCGAACGGGTTCGTGTCGGACAGGGGCGCATACCCTCGAATGTGCTCGCAGTTCACGCGTGCGCCATAGAGAGCCGTGTTGTACTGCGCGGCCATCTGCTGAATCCATTCGCGTTCAATGTTGCGGCCGTCCGTCGTCGCGCCTTCGACGGCCACGCGGAACCATTTCGACGTGCTGGCGTGGTTGCCGTCCGCGTTCGAGGTCGAGCCGATGCCGAGGCCGATCGCGGCGCCTGCGGTGCCGAGGCTGGCGAGCATGTCGCCGTGTTGCAGGCCTGCGCCGATCGCCGACACCGTGGCCGTAGCGGCGTGCGCGTCAAGCGCAATGAGCGAGGCCATCGAACCAACGGCGAGAGCCACGAGCGACAACTTGCGTTTGAACATCGTATGTACTCCGACAGGTGAATGTTTGGGTTGCTTCTTGTTTTATGTATGGTGCCGTGTGGAGGTTGTACTCACAACGACGTGCGAACGTGATGCGGCCGGGTACAAATCGCGGTTCTGCGCGCGCGTGCGACGGACCGGTACGCTTCTGCCATGCTCGAAACTACCGACATCACGACTGCAGCCGCGGACCCGAAGAAGGCCGCACGCGCCCTCTACTGGCAGGGCTGGCGCGTGTCGTCGATCGCCCGTCATCTGGAGCTGAAACGATCGACGGTTGAAACGTGGAAGCAGCGCGACAGCTGGGACAAGGCCGCGCCGATCGACACGATCGAGCTGACAACCGAAATGCGCGTCAATGCGCTCATCGCGAAGGAAAAGAAGGACCCAGGCGACTACAAGGAAATCGATCTGCTCATGCGGCAGCTCGAACGCATTGCACGGGTGAGGAAATACGGGGAGACCGGAAAGGAATCGGATCTAAACCCGAACATCGCGGCGCGCAACGAGGGACCGAAAAAAGGAAGCCGCAATGCGTTCAGCGAAGCGCAGATCGAAAAGATCAACGAAGCGTTTCGTGACTCGCTGTTCGACTATCAAAAGGTCTGGTATCGAAACGGCGATCAGCGCACGCGCAACATTCTCAAATCGCGGCAGATCGGCGCGACGTGGTATTTCGCACGCGAGGCGCTTGTCGATGCGCTCAACACGGGCCGGAACCAGATTTTTCTATCGGCGAGCAAAGCGCAGGCGCACGTATTCAAGCAGTACATCACGCAGTTTGCGCGCGAGGCGGCCGATGTCGACCTGAGCGGCGACCCTATCGTGCTGCCTAACGAGGCGATCCTTTACTTTCTCGGCACGAACGCTCGAACCGCGCAGAGCTATCACGGTAACTTCTATTTCGATGAATATTTCTGGGTGCCGAAATTCACGGCGCTCAACAAAGTCGCTTCAGGCATGGCCATGCATAAGCATTGGCGCAAGACGTACTTTTCGACGCCTTCGAGCATCGGTCACGAGGCGTACAAGTTCTGGAGCGGTGAGCATATCAATCGCGGCCGTGCGAAGGCCGATCACATTCACTTCGATGCGACGCACACGGCGCTCGCGAGCGGCCGGCTGTGCGAAGACAGGCAATGGCGGCAGATCGTCACGGTCGAAGATGCTGCTCGGCTCGGCTGCACGCTGTTCGACCTCGCTGAGCTGCAGCTCGAATACAGCGCCGAGGAATACGCCAACCTGCTCATGTGCCAGTTTATCGACGATACCGCGTCGATATTCACACTGGCGAACCTGCAGCGCTGCATGGTCGACTCGTGGGAGGAATGGACCGATTTCGAACCGCTCACGCTGCGGCCGTTCGGCCATCGGCCCGTATGGGTCGGCTATGACCCAGCCCTTTCCGGCGACTCGGCCGGCTGCGTTGTCGTCGCGCCGCCCGTGGTTGAAGGCGGCCCGCTGCGCGTGCTCGAAAAGCATCAATTCCGCGGCATGGATTTTGAAGCGCAGGCCGAGTTTATCCGGGGTATCACGCAACGCTACAACGTCGCGTATATGGCGATCGACACGACCGGCATAGGCCAGGGGGTCTATCAGCTCGCGAAGCAGTTCTATCCGGCCGTGGTCGCGTTCAACTACTCGCCCGAGGTAAAGGGCCGTCTCGTGCTCAAGGGGCTCTCTGTCGTCGGCAATGCGCGCCTGCAGTTTGATGCCGGTTGGACAGACCTCGCGGCCGCTTTCATGGCGATCAAAAAGACCGTGACGGCGAGCGGCCGGCAGGTCACCTATGAGGCAGGCCGCAACGAGGAAACCGGACACGCTGACCTCGCCTGGGCAACCCTGCACGCAATTTCAAACGAGCCGCTGGAAGGCATGGCGGCCCGGAATACCGGCTTTATGGAGATATCCGCATGAAGGCAAGACACAAGCGCGCGCAGCTCGCTCGCGAAACCACGCCGGCCGCTGCGGCCGCATCGTGCGCCGCGCCGGCGACAGCGTTCACGTTCGGCGACCCCATGCCTGTGCTCAACCGTGCCGAGCTGCTGGACTATGCCGAGCTGGTGCAGATCAACGGATGGTATGAACCGCCGATCAGCTGGTCGGGGCTCGCGAAGTCGTTTCGCGCGGGCACGCATCACGCATCGGCGCTCTACTTCAAGCGCAACGTGCTCGCGTCGACATTCATCCCTCACAAGCTGCTCTCGCGCGACACGTTCAGGCGTTGGGCGCTCGATTTCCTGATGTTCGGCAACGGGTATCTAAGCCGGGAGAAAAACAGGCTAGGCGGAACGCTGCAGTTCGCGGCGCCACCGTCGAAATACGTGCGCCGGCGTGTCGACCTGCAGAGCTATGTCCAGACAGACGGATGGAAAGCCGTTCACGAGTTCGAGGCGGGCTCGGTTCATCACCTGATTGAACCGGACATCAATCAGGAGGTGTACGGCCTGCCGGAGTACCTGGGCGCCCTGCACGCTGCATGGCTGAATGAATCGTCGACGCTGTTTCGCCGGCGCTACTACGAGAACGGCAGTCACGCGGGGTTCATCCTGTACGTGACCGACCCAGCGCAAAAGCAGGAGGATATCGACGAGCTGCGCTCAGCATTGAAGAGCGCGAAGGGTCCGGGGAATTTCCGAAACCTGTTTTACTACGCGCCACAAGGCAAGAAAGACGGAATTCAGCTTATCCCTGTGTCGGAAGTCGCCGCGAAAGACGAGTTTTTCAACATCAAGAATATTACGCGCGACGACCTGCTTGCGGCCCATCGCGTGCCTCCGCAGCTGCTCGGCATCGTGCCGAGCAATACAGGTGGCTTTGGGGCAGCTGACACAGCTGCAAAAGTGTTCGGTCGCAACGAAATCACACCGCTCCAGTCACAATTTCTCGCATTCAACGAATGGGCAGGCGATGAAATTGTGAGGTTCGAGCCGTATGGCATCGATCTAGTCGAGCCATCAGTCGGGAAACGGAATTCGTGAGACTGGCCCGAAGTTTGTGAGGCTGGGATGACGGATTCGATGTGACTGCCGGGGTTGACGCCCCGGCAGGTGCGCGGGACGCCGGCCGAGGTTGACCCGTCTCTTTCGTTCGGGACAATGCCACGTTGAAGTTCGGCTCCAAGCAACACCGGCTACTGGTCTGTCGCGTCGATATACCATATGTCGCCGCAAAAAGACTTCTGAGTCGCCAGATCAGAGCGAGGGCGACTCAATCTGTCAAAGACAAATATTGTTGCATTTGTCTGACGGACATTTCAGAGAGGAACATAAAATCGGGGTCTAGAGAATTAACGCCAACGCCCAAAGAATTCAGTAAAGACGAAATGCTCCGCATCCTTTTTTCTTTAATGGGCTCCCCCCATATTCTCGAAAAACTCGCCTTGCCGTCTTTCTGTTTCACCGAATCTGTTAGCAAACCTTTTACGTAGGCTGGAACCGTTATTTTCTGGGCTACAGCCGCATCCAAAACCTCAATTAATGTATTAATGGATTTAATAAAGGCGGCAACGCCTTTAAATTTTGGATGTTTGCCATCATTGAATTCTTCGATCAAATCGCGACCACTCAAATTCCCGAATTTATTTGGATTTGACTCGTCGGATATCAAATTATTTTTAATGAAGGTTTCATATTGTTTCTCTAACTCATTTTCAGCGTGAAAATGAATTAAATTATTCCTCCATTGGATGGCGAGGTGTACCAAGGAAAGCTCGAAACCTATAGGCAATGCGATTGCACTCGTAATCGAATTTAATTTTACAAAGATTGATCGATTCGTTAGCTGATCATTGAGCGGTATGGATAGCTGTGAAAGGTCGTAGATGGATCTATCTGCCAAGTCGCCTAGGTATGCATCAAGCGCATCGACGGCCCACGAAAGTGCGGCTGCGCGTGCGAATCTTCTTGCACGTTGGCTGGTCGAATTTAGATCTTTGGGGTTCCAGCTAACCTTAAAGCTCTCATCTTTCACCACCTTACCGGTACGAACTCCTTCTACGCCAATGAGCAATGTTATAAGGAGTTGATTCGTGTCGCCGAGGAGCTTTTTTGCAGCGATGCGCGCGCGTGTATGATTTATTTGCATTTTTTGAGGGCTTGGAACGACTTGAACGTTCTACTCTTACTTTAACGGAACATGGTTCTTTCAAGGTAAGTATGTACCCATACACCGCAAGCCCGCCGCATTATACTTCAAATTGCCTTCGAATCCACAAGCTGTAACCGCGAAATGTTGGTGGATCCTCGGGTAATCCGTAGTATCGATGGGAAGAAGTCCAGCGATGCGCTTGCGCCAACTGGCGACATTCGACCGGGTTCAGCCGTTTCGTCGCTCCCACACCCGGCGCGACACAATTCGGTCAGTCTCACGAACTCCGTTTGCCTCCACTGCTGGCGCGATCGTGGATGTTAGGCGTCGCACGGGACATTCTTTTGCATTTTTTCCCTGAGCCCACGTCCGCCGCGTGCGAAAAGACGGAAAAATACACAAAGTGCGACTTTTTCGCGTTTACGTGCGTTAACTGTGACGCGTATAAATCCGGCTGCGCCCCACTGGTTGCGCGACTTGCCGGCCGTTCGCAGCCTGCGTCAAAACAAGCTCGTCTAGAAGCGTGCAGGCGGGGAGGGGGACCGCGTTTTTCCACCCTGCGTCGCCCCGCACGCGCTCCCCACCTTGGCCCCGTATCACCTGCCCGGCGGCCTGCCAGCCCCGCCACGCCGCTCCGGCCGCCCTACCGAAGCCAGTCCCGCCCCGAGAGTGCTGGGTGCCCTGACGCCTTCTGGCACGTCGGCCGCCGCTCCTCACGATACAACCGCGCACCGCTATACTGTATATCCGTACAGTATTAGATTCGAGTCAATGCCATGCCGCACCGCCCGCCGCTCACCGCCGCCCGCCTTGCCGAGATCTGGGATGAATGCCCGCAGCCGCTCGTACTCGAACTGTTGTGGGAGATTCATAGGCTGCACGCCACTATTCGACGCGCGCACCAGATTCGCAGCCTGCTCGGCCCCGGCGGATCGGGCGTGGTGCCTTCGACCGTCTGGAGTTGCTTCGAGCGTGAGCTAGACCGCGAGCCATGCTTGACGGACAAGCCCACGCCGCGCCAACAGGCCGTAATTGACAGGATCGTTGATAGTCGAGCGGCCCCGAAAGAGTGAGTCTGTGCAGACTTGAAAACCGCGATGCAAACGCAAAGGCCGCCGCGTGTTACCACGCAGGGCCCTTTTCATCCTTCTGAGAGTTATCTTGAATTTACCTTCTTCGTGAAGGCAAACTCATCGAGAACTTCTTACTTTAAGCGCGTTGACTAACTTACGTAACGAAGAGCAGACGTAATCCCACGTTTGACGGAAAATAGATGTGTTTGGAGGCGCCTGAAAATTATCATAATTTTCATCACTTAATTCCAACGATTCCTCTTCGGAAGAATTAATGTTAAGGAATTTATCTATATTCGACACAAGCCTCCCTATATCCGATCGATATTTTTCGCACAGGTAATCGAAAAGCTGATGATTCGAGTAAAGCTTTGCCTTTCTCAAGGCGTCACACAATCCCTTACCATCCAACTTGCTAATATCACCCTTCCACCAGGACGGAAGTTTTTTTAACTTCCCCTTTGAATAATCCGAGAAAATCTCTTTCTCGACACTCGCAAACGGAAGAAACAAAATATTCCCTAAATTTTTTACAAATGGCTCATTTTTTTGGTCGCCGTCAAGCACAACAATAACCTTTCCCGTCTCAGAGAAATAATGCTCCTTTGCATCTCGCCTCATAAGATCAACCGTATTTGAGGCGGCCCCAACGTTAATCACTCTATATTTGAAGAAGACGTTTTTTATATATTTATCAATAATATGATTTAGGAAATTCTTCAACATCAAATCTTCGGTCAAAATATATCGATCCCAACCGGAGAAACCAAACAGTCGACTCTTCACATAGTTGTACGACGCATTTCGATGCTCCATATTCCCGTCGGAATTCTCGACGTACAGCAATTCTTCGGGATTCAACATCTGCATCATTGCAAGCGAATGAGTCGTAAAGACAATGTTGACTTTGTATTTTTTGCAAAAATCCCTGAGTTTACTAATGAGATGAACTTGTGCGGCCGCATCTAGGGAGATATCAATCTCGTCAATGACGATTAGTCTTTTCTTGTTTTTTATTTTCCGATACAAGCTAATGACAAAATACTCACCTGAGCTGAAATAGTCCTCTCTGATATAGCGACTACCCTCCAAGATGATGCAATAGTACTGCCGCCCATTTATGTTTATTTCACGCAGACTATCGAATCTGTCACTTCCGTATATATGCGACAGAAGTTCGATAAGCTCCTCTGGTTTTGAGTAATTCTCCAGAACGACGTTTTGCCGTATTTCCGCGTCGTTTCTCCAAATCGTCCTGAAATAATTAAAACGCTCCCCAAATGGCATGGGCAATTCAACTTCAATTTCCTCCCGAAGCGTTCGCGGGACAATCGATCTACTATTTAAGCCATGAATGTTTGGGTCGTACGTGTACTCGAATTCGCGTGCGCCATATTTATATACAATCCGACTGCGCTCCGAGAAAATACTCTCATCTGACGTGATTTTATATGTATCCGAAACCCGAAGATTTCGGATTGCCTTCACGATCGACGTTTTTCCAACGCCATTTCTTCCGACTATGCAAAATAGCTGATGGCCGTCAAACGGAACTGCTATGCAGGCACTGACGATGTGTTGGACATGTTCTATTTGAATGTATATCTCCATCGTCACTCTGCCTTCTTCGAATCCGTTTTCTTAGGTTGATGAATTAATATGTCGACAACCGTAACGCCATATTTTCGCCGAAGTTTATCAAGATAATCTTGATCAATTGTGTTCGCGTAATTCAAAAGCCCAGATAACTGAACCACACTATCTTCAAAATCGATTTTTGTGGCATCGGAGAGTCTGTCTTGATTGTTAACGTATAGATGAAGAAGCGTTTCAATCCGATTCTTCATTTTGGCATCGAGTGAGACTTGCCCATTTGGAAGAATTACCATTCCAAGTATTTTTACTTTTCGACCCTTACTGCTGATTTTTGTTTTTTCTTCATTCAGCCTCAAATCATAATAGTCACAATCTGACAGGGTATCTGCTATTACCTGACTCATATCCATGAGCGGTTCTTTCTCATCTGATGAAATGATAATATCATCAGAATATCGGGTGTACACTAGCTGCTTGCTTTGACAATAGCGCGCAAGTTCTTTGTCAAATAATAGCAATGCGGCATTACTTATCACAGGTGAGGTGGAGTAGCCCATTGGCAATCTACCATCGACCGTAACCAAATCGACAATTCGATCCAGATACTGATTTGTGTCAGCAATAGGAAGCACATCTTCGCCGTTTATTATGATTTGACGAACGATATCTGAAGTGATGCTTCCGAAGAAATTAGAAAAATCTGCCTGATAAAAATGTTTACTCCCCGCATGCATTCGAACTGCGGCGGCAGCATTTGTGCCTTTTCTATAAGAAAAGACCACACCCTCATTTACAGGTAGTCGATTGAATATAAATAAATTAAGAAACGAATGATATTTTCTTAAAGTCCTGTCCGTAATAAAAACCAAACGCTCTTTTCCTGCGTCATCTTTAATTGTTTTTTTTGTAAAATGACGATCGATTTCACCCGTCGCAAAATCATCAAAATTTTGCTTGTTGTGGTACATCGCATCGAAAAGCACTCGCAATGGTTTTTTTGTCATTTTCGATAAAGCCCGCGTAGAAACTAAACGTAAGTTGCTGATTATAGGCACAAAACAATCTGCGAGCAAAAGCGTGCTGCCGAAGCGGCAAACGGAGCGGAAAGGGAGATGAGATAGGACGGAGCGCCGTGCCGCGCACATACGAAATGGGCGACCCCTTAAATTTAAGGCGTCGCCCACACGTAAATATATGCAGACCCGGTAGAGGCCAGACTTCGGACCGGAGGATACTCCTGGTCGCTGGCATGATCCTACTATACGACAGATCAATACAGATACGCAAGCCGAGGGCGAGGCTACATCGAGTCTTTCGGCCGATGAATTGGGGCACGTACGCTCCCGCTGGTAGTCCAGGCACCATGCGCGCGTCGGCATTGCGGCCGCCGTCTTCGGGCGAAAGCGTGAGTCAGTGGGTCAGAGGAAGTGCTAGGCCGCGCCGCGCTCTTTTCACGGAGACGCGCGTTTTCCGGATCGATCTCGCACCACGCCAAAGGATTTAAAAGCCCGCCGTGTCTTTGTAACGGATGCCGATAACTGGCCGGCCGCCAAAGCCGCCTTCACGTCACTGACGGTAGTCGAGCAGTCGGGACCTATGAGCACTCCCACCAGTTTCATGTCTTTCTGGAAATCGTAGAACTGTAGTTTTACAGGCCCCTGCGCCCCCATGTTCGGCCCATCCTTTGGGATCCAGTCTTTGGCAAAAATGAACTTCCTCCACTCTTGCTCGTAGGCCCACGAACTCGACTTCGTTACCAAAGTTTCGAGGAGCACCGGCTCAAGCTGCGGCGCTGCATGGCGAGCTACATCGAGGCTGTATGGTTTGCGCGTCTTGCGATACGAGACCGGATGTACGCCCTCGGGGCCTGTGTCGAACGCCAGAACCATTCCCCGATGGCAATCTGCGTAATGACTCCACATGACAGGCTCTGAACTTGACCTGCTAAGGCACAAAAGCCCGACTTGGGGCTCCAAGAATTCCTTCAATTTACGCTGAATTTTTCGCTCGTCCTTTGTTTCGAAGGTTAGCGAAAGCAATTCGAACGGATCATTCAGGTTCTTGAGCGTCGCAACCTTCAAATGTCCAGTGCGTAATGTTTCCAAGGCATAAGACGCTTTCGTGTAGTGGTAGAGGCGCATGCGCAGTTCATGAAGTCACGAATGCCACGATTATTGCGCATCGAGGATTGGTGGTGGTGGCCCAGCGCCTATTCGGCGTCGAGGAATCGTGCCATTGCAAGATTGATCGCGGCGGCGCGAGAGAGCCCGAGTTTGACGGCGTGCGCGTCGAGCCGACTGAGCAGCGTCCCATCGACGCCTAGGCTAATCACCTCTTTCCTTCGCCGCGCTGGCTCGGCCGTCTGTTCGTGCGCAGCGTCTGGTGCGCGCGAGATAAAGTTATCTGCGCTCTCCGCATAGCCGCCGCTCGCGGGCCGTTTCGTGATCGTCATATTTTCGCCCTTCCCTTTCCGATACCTAGTCGATATCGACTAGGTATCTACTAGATATCGAACGGGTATCGAATAGATTTCTTTTCGATATTGCCTTACGCACCAAACACCGCAGCCGTGAGCCGGTCGACTTCGGCACAGGCCACGGTGTCACGCCGCGGCATTTCTTCGACGTGCAGGCCGGCGCCGCTCGCGTTCGCGAAGGCTTTGCGGCGCCCGAGGCGGTACGGCAGCAGCTCGACTTCTTTGAAATCCGAGATCGCGGCGGCCGCATCGCGGTTGTCGGCGCCGTTGGCGTCCGCTGAATTCAGGAACGCGAAGGCTTTCAGATCGTGGACGGCGCGCGCCTCGTCGACGAGCTGCACCATGTCTTGCATAGCCCACACGTCGAAAGTGCGCGGCAGGCAGGGAATGACGACGGCATCGCAGACCGTGAGCGCCGCGCGCAGCGCGCTCGAATCACGGCCGCCCGCGTCGATCACGACGAAATCGTATGCGTCGCGCTGCTGGAGCACCTGGGCGCGCAGCGTGGCGCCGTTGGCGTAGGCCGACGCGGCAATCGGCGGCCACCCGCTCTCGGCCCGCATGGTGATCGCGGTCAGGCTTGTTTCCTGTCGGTCGCCGTCAACCATCCAGACGCGCGCGCCTTCGCGCGCGAGCCCGATCGAGAACTGTAACGAGCTCGTCGATTTGCCCGTGCCGCCCTTCGAATTTCCGACTACAACGATTTTTGCCATTTGCTCCCCGAGCATGATGAAAACAGAGTGCCAATATCGACTTGATATCGGCCTGATTGCATTGCGTCCGTCCGCCTATTCGTCGAACTGGAGTGCGGCCGTATCGCGCCGCTCGCGGCGCGGTATCGGCGTTTCCGGCGGATACATATCGAGCTGCGTGCGGTAGGTGTGACCGCACGTCACGTCGTCACACTGGAAATCGAGAAGCCAGGACGTTGGCGACACCTTCTCAATCGACCGTGCGATGCCGCGCGCCCCGCAGTGCGGACATTTGATGGTGAATCTCATGCCGCCCTCGCGAGCGCCGCAGTCGTGCGCGCATTGACGCCTCCGCGCAGCATCGGCGAAGGCCGCACTTCGAGCGCAATGTCGGCGCGCGGCTTCGCTGACGCCGACAGCGAGAACAGGATTTCGAATCCGGCCGGCGTGCGATAGCCGCAGTCATCGCAGACGAAATACATGCGGCGCATCGTGTCGGACAGGCCTTCCGTGTGCCTCGCGTCGATTTCGCCGTCGCAGCAAGGACAATCGATTTTCATGGTCGTCATTCCGGTCTCCCGTCAGTACAAATAGCGCCGCCCCCGGCGAAATTCAGGGCCACGGCGTCGGAATCTGTATCGGTCGGCGCGGCCGCGTGGTGGTCAAATGCCGGCTTCGAGGCCGGTCGCGTACAGTTATTCACACAGGTCCGAGGCGCGCGCTGCGCGCGCTCAAAACCTACAACCTCCGCGCGCGTTGCGGCGCGCACCACTTCCCAACGGAAGCGCTTCGAATCAATCGTGACCGTGCGCGGCATCACGTCAATCCAGTTGCCAATCGCGTCGCGGACCTTGGCGACTTCGAAATACTCAATGCCGACTGGTTTCGCGGCGGCTTCCTCGCCGTAGGCCGTGCGTGAGCCGTCGCGGAATGTCGCGAGACGCACCAGGTAATCGCGGCCGCAATGCACGCCGCCTTGCGCGTTGACGTAGTGATCCCATGCAACGGACGCGTTCTCGCGCCCTTCGAACTTCGCGACGCGGTTCACGGCGTTATGCGCCGCGCGCACATGCGCGGGCGCATCGGCCGGAACGGATTCGACGCGCCGCAGCTCGCGCCAGATCGTCACCGGCGGGCCGCCAATCTGCTGGAACTGGCGAATGCGCCAGCGCGATGCCCACGCTTCCACGCGCGCGGACGTTTCGAGCGCGTCATTACCAATCAAATCCTTGTCGAGCTTGTAGCCGTCGATGTTCTTCGCGACGTACTTCGCGATATAGGCGGCGGCCGTGCCAAGTGCCGCGTCCATGCGCTTGAAGTCGCAGCGCTTCTTTTGCGCGCCGGCTTCGTCGCCGTCCATTGCGAGCGCGTAACGGCGTACAGTCGATTCAACGGTCTTGTCGTGCTGCGGGGGGTAGAAAACGAGCAGATGCCAATGGGGCGTACCGTCGTGTTGCGGTTCGGCGATACGAAAGCCGTAGAGCTTGATTCCGCGTCGTGCGAGCGCTGCGCGAATGCAAGCCCACACGCCGCGCAGATACGCTTGTGCTTCGTCGGGCTTCGTGCCGTCGTAGTTCTTGTTGCGGATAGCCTTTTCGCGGCCTTCCGGCCCGACCAGCTTGAACGCGTGCATTTTCGACGGGCAGGTGATTGTCAGGAATAGGCCTGCATGGGCCGAGGCAATCGCGATGCGCTCGAAACCTGCAATGCGCGTCATCAGCTCGGCGCGGCGCACGGCCTTGTTTGCGGGTCCCTTTGCCGACAGCTCGGCGAGCGTGAATTCCTGGTCAGTGTCGAGGTTATGCGCGACCGTCGTTTCGAGCATCGCGGCGTTGCGCGCATTCTGCGCTTCGCGCGCGGCGAGCCCTTCATTGGACACGTACACATCCCGCAGACGGTTCACGAGGCCGAAGTCGATTGCGGCCGCTTCGACGGCTCGCGCGTGCGCGCGGCGCATGCGCATCGTCCACCACTTCGGCGCGATCATGCGACGCACCGCGCCTTCGTCGGTAATGCGGCCAGCGGCGGCCGCCACTCCGCGCGATACGCAGAAGTCGGCGAGCATCGCGCGTGCTTCGAGCGCTTCCAGTGGTGTCAGCTCGAGCACCGACATGCCCGCGGCTCGCGCGGCGCAGCGCCCTGCTTCCTGCCATGCCTCAAGCGACAGCAAGCGCACGCGCGCCTGTTCGGCGCACTCGCGCGCATGTGCGATCACGTCATGGTCGAGCGCGTCGAGCGGCAGTTCATCGCTCACAGCATGGCCAGCAAGAGCCGCGACAGTCTCGCGCAGTCCAACATTGGCAAAGCGCTGCGCGTCGTTCTCGGCCGTGGCCTTCTTCGGGTTGAATGTCGAGCGGCGGCGATCCCACTCACGCATCATGTTCGCCTGCCAGCGACGCGGGAACGGCGCGACGAGCCCAGCGGCCCATACGTCGTTGGCGCCGACCATTACGCGAAGCCCCGCACCGCGCGGGAGATTGCAGCCCAGTAGGCGTCAGGCGTCACGTTCAAACGGCGCGGGGTCGTGCTTTGTCCCGCGCCGTGCGCTGTCTTCGTTGTGGTGGTGAGAATGGATTTGATGCGGGAGAGCTCCGCGTCACCGCGTGCCGTGACGCGGATATGCGCGACGCTCGGCGCCGCCTGCGGCTTGAACGACAGGTGCGTATCGCCCGCATAGCCGATATCGCCATCCTCCACGCGATATCCGATTTCCCCGAACGCGGTTGACGTACGCATAGCGGTTAGGCGCCGAGCCAGTAGAAGAAGCGGTCGATAGCCTGTCCAAGGCGCGACTGGCGACGATAGAACGGGCCTTCAATGGTGTAGCCGCCGAGCGCGGAGGGATGAATTGGCGCGACAGGCTTTCTGCCCCCCGGACACCAGCACTTGTGGGCGTGACGCGGCCGATCTTGACGCAAAATATGCGTTTCACCCGAACCGGAGTAAAAGCTGTGCTGCGAAACAAGGATTTGATTTCGGACCGTCCCGCTACGATGAAGGACGTGACAGAGGTCGCTCAGGCTGTAATTGAGTCGTTCGGCGAGGTCATGATGAACGTGCTTGATGTTGCGCTGACCGCGGCCGTTGACGATCCATCCAAGCGTGAGGCGATGCATATTGCGTTGATGACCGCCCTGCCTACCGCGCGCGACGCGTACCGCGCCGATGAAAGCCTCTTTTCGGCTGTGCTCGCGAATGAGCTGTTCCGCGCTTTGAAGGAAATCCGCCTGGGTGATACGGAATTCAGCGGCTGAGCCTAGCTGTTCGCCGGATTGCTTGTGGTGGCGAATTTCGCCAGCACCCCTCTCAGCATCGGGGACAACCAGACCCTTATTTCGCACATCAGGCCGTTGCGAAGTGGTGAGACGTGTAACGATGTGTTGCTGAGACACAGACATTTGGCTACCCCCGATTCAACCCCGAGAACGATGTTTTTGAGAAACATCGCCCCGGCGGCCGGGTAGCAAATCCAGCACTGGCGGGGTTGAGGGCCAGTTGCCGGGGCGACTGGCGAAGCATAGTTCGAGGCCTAAAACTATGTCAAGACTCTCGAACGATTCGTAACCCTCGAACGTTGCATATTCTCGAATATCGAACTACTCTACGCCGCAAGGTTGATGTTAATTTTCAAGGGGTTACAAAGTGAAAGGAACCGTCGATTATCTCGATGACGCGAAGCGATGCCTTCACGTTGAATCGGACTACGCGCTGGCGAAGGCGCTCAACATTCGCGCTTCGACAATCAGCGGCTACCGCGCAGGTCGCAGCCATTTCGACGAAACCACCGCTCTCAAGATCGCGGAGGCGTGCTCGATTGACCCGATGGAAGTGATCGCCGCTGCTGCTTACGAGCGTGCGAAAACTCAGGACGTGCGGACCATTTGGCTGGGGGCTTGGGAAAAATTTTCCAAGGGTTTTCGCCTGCTGGCGCTACCCGCTAACGCTTGTGGGACTTGGCTCCCACAGGTGTAACGCCAGCTAAAAGTTAGCCTCTGCAACGACTAGTTTTTATGTTATGTAAAATAAAAAACTAACGAATTGATAGCCTACAACTCCGGTGCTGCACGCGCACCGTACGGAACTACATCGCCTGCCGTTTGCCAATTCCGTGGCACCGCATCGAGATCTTGCGCCTGTTTTTTTCGGATGTGTTGGTGCGGTGGCGCGTGCTTGTCACTGGGTTGCCGACAGCTTGGTGCTCCGGTTGTCAGTGGACGGATATTGGCCCACCCGCCCACCACAAAAAGTAAGGCGTTCTCTATGATGGAGTTGCCGCAGTCGGCCCTCGTAATCACTTGAGCGCATGCGTTGAATCGGCGCCATCATAGGTGGGTATGCGAAATAGATAGCCAGTTTGAATCGAAGTTTTCCTAAACGATTAGGTACGCAAAATAGTCGAAAATCCGAAAAAAATCGATGTATGATTTCGAGACTGTCTCACGATTCGTAGCAAGGAATGCAACGCGCGAGGTGCAGATCGTGCTTCCGTCTTTCTTGTCTCGCGGCCCTCCCCTCGCTTCCAAAACTTGATCGAGTCAGGAGCATCCATGGACAGGACATATTCTCTCGACACGTCGTATGTCGGGAAAAAAACCAGTGAAGATTACGCGCCATTTCCCGGCCCTAACGACCGTACCGACGCACTCGCGAATATTGTCTTTGCCTTTGTGAAATCCAGGGGAATTACAACAGAGGGAGTCATAGCTGTCGCGATTGACGGTCAAGATAACGTTTACGTAGCGTTTTCAGCGGCTCTGCTTGATGCTACAAACAGAATTTGCGGCGGCAATTACTCCACCATCGCAGGTCTTCTGCGTGACCGCATGAAGGGCTACGGCAGGGTAACGCTTTGTCATAAGTTAAATAAAACACAGGCTGGTCAATGTAAGGCGAGCTGCGCGGAGCCAAAGCTTATTGCAAGAATGTATTCTCTTAACGTGAACTTCGTTAGCTTGTGCGTTATTGGTTTCCCCGCAGGAACAACTATGGGCCTTCACCTCTGCGTAGCTTCGAGTGAAACCGCATACCTTACACCGTGCGAATACTGTAAGCATTTTTTCGAGATGTATTACCAGGGTTAA